CCAAAGTACTCGAAACACAAAATTTTTTGATCGTTTCAAGTTGCCACAAATGGCATATGTTGCGGTTGGCACAATAGTTCCTCTTTGCCTGGGGGGTAAATTATGTCATGTCGCTGTAACTCTCGGGTTAGAGCATTTTTTTTTGGCATCCTATACCACTTTTATGACTGTTACTCTCCCCGTCTATAGCGCTTTGGGATTCCTGTTGGTTTTCGAAACAATTCAAGAATGTATTTCGGATTTAAAAAAATATAAATTCACTAATTTTGAAGTGATATGTAAATCTGCTTGGTGTGCTACAGTAACAGTTGGTTTATTATTATACACGAGCTTTTTTGTGTTTTTTGGAGTTTTGTGCGCATACGTTACATATATTATTTTTTTCGGATCATCGCCAAAAAATTTGCCCTTTTTTAATATTCATAATTAAATTTTTTTTCTTTTTAATATTTTACGTCTGTGTACAAATTTTGTTAAATAGTAAAAGATGCAGGGACAAAAGTGTTGTATCCAATAATCGCCCGTGTTAGAAAAGATATCGTAGATCGCACTTTTATCACGCACAATATTGATAACTAATAAAAGAAGCAGAAAAGAGTTGCATCCAATAACATAGTGTTGCCCCAGATATTGTTCTCACGCGCCCTGGTATCATACACAAATATCGACAATTAATAAAATGTAAAAGAAGCAAGTGTTTCGAAAAGATATTGTTTTCACGCACAAATACCGTTACTAGAACGGAACAAGAATGGACTCTTCTTTAATCATTTATTAAAATTACTTTAATTTTATTAAATGCGGAAGAAGCAGAAAAGTTCCAATAATTTAATCATGTTAGAAATGTTGTTGTTCGCTTGCAACCACTTTTCGTTTGCGATCAAAAAACTCTAGGCGCTAATTACATCTAATCACCATTAAATGTTATCGTGAACCATCATCAAATACCATCGCATTACGCTTGCAACAATGATGTCCTGTTAAAATTGACTTTTTTTTCATCACAATGCTATCTAATACTTTATATAATATCGAGACATGGGATTAGTTCTTTTAAAATTTGATATCTCCGATAATGACAAATTTTTAGTTCAAAATTTAATACGACAGGGAGTTATATATTTTAGACCAAAAACCAGTTCATGTTTATGTTTCATTTCTCATGATTTACAGTTTAATTTCTGGCACACTATATCACTCGTCAATTATGATGAGGATATTGTCGACTACGCTTATGAATATATAAACCTTAAAAAATATAACCCGGAACCTACCGCAACATTTAAAATTTTTGATATCGTTCCGACTAATAATTACCGCGAACAATTATTTGCATTAATCAAACATCCTACCATCCCACTTATTAAAGCACATCCACTATATCTTATCAACATGGTCAAACATTTACTATTATCTCATCTATCATGTTTTGATGTTCGTGATATAATTATTGATCGATTGTTTTGGTTGGAAATAAATGATGTTTTCGTGGCAAATCCTCTACTAATAGGATATTACGATTATTCTGAAAAAAAGGTTCGAGAAACTTTCAAAAATGTGGTCAGTAACTATCCTTATAATTGGATGTTTTGATTTTAAACATCTTTTTGTATAATGTTAAGAGAAAGTTGTTGGATTCGATAATTATCACCCAGATATTGTTTATGTGCGCCAATAACATCTAATTATTATTAAATATTATTACGAATCATGATCCAATATATCTGCATCTCTATTATACATCTTTAAAACATCATTTTTGCCCACTTTTTCAACCTCCTCCACCACCACCACCGTAAAATATTTTCAAAAAGCAAATTTTTTTAAGAGGCCAAAAATTTATTAATTAAAATATTTTAACTTCTTTGAAATTTCTTATCTTCGACTTTCTTATTACGGTGGTGGAGGTAGAAGTAGAAGGCCGAGCAGGGGTCTAAAGATGTTTCCGATTCGTAATGATACCAAATGATATAAAATATATGAAGATGTAATATTCTTTAGACATTTGAGAGATCTGATTGAATTTATTTCTTAATGATTTGTAACTAAAACGTAGAAGAAGCAGAAAAGTATTGCATCCAACACCGCGAGTGTTATGACAGATATTGTTCACGTGCGCTAATAACATCTAATTATTATTAAATGTTATTATCCTGAATCATACAACAACATTGTTATCATAATCAACAGTATTAGTTCCAGATATTTTTTTCACACGCTGTTGCACTAATCTTCTATAATTGCATTAGTCATTGTTGGAGGATATACATTAAAATTGATAAATGAATAATTATGAATAATCCTCCACTAATACACCAATTAAAATGGATAATATATCGTTGTTTGGTAAATATCAAGATTTGTATAGCTTAAATCAAAAATTCAATCAAATGTACATATTAATTCCTAATTATTCTACGATACGACAACAATTGTGGAATTTATTTGCAACTGATTTAAGTCCTGCATTAATGTTGATTACGCATTATTATTCCATCGAAATCGAAAATAAAGATGTAAAATACAAATATGATAAATTAAAACAAGCAAGTTGGTTAATTAAAAATGATAGTGATGTTTCGCAATATTTTAAAAATTCTGCTGTCGTCATCAAAAAAATGAGAAATACCTTAGTCCATCATGCACCTATGACAATGGCTTTATTAAATGAATGCATTATGTGCATTTTGGTGTTGAACAATGTTACAAACGTTATTGGAAAATCTTTGATTGATTTAATTTTAGATGGATTATTATTAATATGTATCCATTTAGAAAATCCATCACAAGATAAATGTTTAACATGTCCTTTATGTAAAAATGTCGTCAATAAACAAATAGATTATCCAATGTTAAATGAGATCCCACCTCTTAAAGGAGTTATGTTTTCTGACGGTGAATATTCATTAAAAATGATACGGGAAACAGAATTGAAGGAATTGTTAAAGCAACGAAAAATAAAAATTAGAAGTGGCAAACATACAGACACAATTGGAATTCTAAAATCGTGGTCTGGAACAAGTGCTCGCGTTATCATTAACTCAATAAACGTACCTTTACCAATAGCGCATTTAGTTTGCATACCAGTTGAATTGGTTTGTTACTTGTACAAATAAAATATATAACAATCTATTATATATTTTGTTTCTTTATGTGAGAATTTATATAGATCCAAACGAAAGAAGACTGGCCTTGCAGCTGGAACGAATTAGGAAATGAATAATTAGATTCTTGTTAAAACCGGCAACAAAACGATATTGTAATCAGTGTTTGTTCCAGATATTTATCTACGCGCTGCAGAACTAACATTTATTAATATTTTTACTAATATTACTCTAGCATACATATCTCTACCGACCCATTTTTTGAATCTCTATGTGACTACAAATATATTATCAAAAATTGTTAGAATAGGGTACATGCGCTCACAAAACTGACGGCAGCTAAAATTTTTTTATTAGAGGACATGAATTTAGTGTCTATCATCATAATCCTCAAATTTTTATTCTGGTTCAAAATGTTTAATTTTAACCTTCATCAATATCTTACTATTTTGCACGATCAATTATATCTACAACTAACACAATATCGATAAGCAAAATATTTACTTATCAATATTATTATTTTATTTTGGTAACTCTCCATATTTTGAAGCATTTGGACCAAAAAATGACGGTTGACATTGTGGTATTCCGGAAGAAGTTCTACCACTCATACATTTTTCAAAGTCTTTCATAAATACACAATCTGAGTAACATGTGTCTTTATCTTTTACTCCACTGCATTCTCTCATACATTTTTTACGTAGTTCTATATTTTTATTCTCGAAATATTTATTTTCTTCCATTTTTACCTCTTTATCTCATACATTTTAATATTGATTTATTTTATCAATTTTTTTTAACAACTGAAGAAGATTATCTTCATATGATTTAGATATATGTAACTATTATTTTAAAAAAATGATAAATTACGTGCAGAAGATGCAGAAAAGTGTTAATTAATGATATTGACACCCCCTGAAATTTCTTTTTGATCGCATTGAGCAAAAAGCGGGGTATCACTCCAAATTTTAATAACATACAATTATCATTGTGCTACATATTTATTTAATACATCTGTTAACACATGGTGGAACGTTGATCGTTAAAAAATATTATTGCAGCTCATTAACATCCTATTCAAATTTATTAGCTAAAATAATTTGTTAACTAAAATAATTTGTTAGGTCATTCTACAATTATAAATAATATTAATATTTATTTTCTACATCCGTTAGCACATGGTAAACATTTATCGTTAAAAATGTTTAACTGTCAAATCATAATATTTTATAATTCACATATTGTATCGTCGTGCGTTTATAATATCTCTAACTAACACTATTAACAATATTGATAATCAAACATTTCATATTTTTTTTATTTCCGCATGCAACAACACTTTTTCGTCTATTTCTGACTCGTATTTTTCGTATATTTCGTTTATTATTATTTTTTTTACTGACGACGGTATCCCTTTTATCGGCTGATTAAATTCATGACCAAAAGTTAAATGAGTAACGGAATATGGGATGCAATCATTTATTGGTTTGTTAAAATAATCACCAAAAGTTAGATGAGAAACGAACGGTGGGATACTATTATTTATTGTTTGATTAAAAAGACAACAAAAAGTTAAATGGGTAACATTCATTGGAATACAGTCTTTTATTGGTTGAGGAAACTGATCAGCAAAAGTCAAATGGGTAACATATTTCGGAATATTTGTATCTTTCGCTAAAAATGCACAAACTTCACTCCTTTCGGATATGCCAATTCTGCATTCTCGATTTTAATATTTTCAAAATTATCAAAATATTCTAACGACTCGATCCTTTCTACAAATACCAAATCAACATATCTCATCTTCCGTTTTAATTCATTTAACAGTTTTGTCGTCGATATCAAATTTATTTTTTCCTTATCTTTCAAATTTTCGCTTATTTTGATGATGACATCGTTGCATAGCGTTAACATATTTGATAATTGTAATGTATATTATGAATTGCGAGAGTTTAATTATCAATTTTAGTTGCTGCACTGAAAGCAATATATATATCAACATAACTAAAATATTTATTTATCGCCCACTTAATATGTCTCTTTCAACAAACATGCAATACTGTCAGATCTCTAACTCTGATTAATTGCATATTTGATATACCATTAAACGAAGGATGACGGATTTTGATAAATAAATGTATTTGTCAATATCGATCATTTGCGCACTTGTCCACTACGGACAGGTTGAGATGTTGTTACACGAGCATCCGAACTTGACGTATAAACTCTACCACCACGAACCGGTTGAGATGTTGTTATTTGACCAGTTGCACTTGATGTGTAGACTGTATTGTTTCTGACTCGTTTAGACATTTTGGAATATTCTATTACTGATAATGGATGGTTCTGGCACTTTATTTTTCAATTTTTTTTCTTTGCCCGCTAAATCATAATATTATGAAAAGTGTTGGGTAGAAATTGTTTTGCGCGCTATTAAATTTTCATGTAAAATTATTTAACGATTAAATGCGCCCAATATCTTGAATCAATATTGTTCATAGTGTTTGGAGAAGATATTGTATCGCGTGCTGTAAAACTATTAATATTCAATTATCATTCAATATTATTATTTTTTTTCTATCTCTACTCCTCGCGCTATTATTTCTTCTAACTGTTCATTATAATTTTTGCTTAGTGTTATTTTTTTTATCGACCGAGGAATATTATCTTCAATCGGCTGATTAAATTTCCCACCAAATGTTAAATGAGTTACATTCCTCGGGATACTATCTTTTATTGGTTGATTAAAATGGTAACCGAACGTTAAATGAGTTATGTTCATCGGAATACTATTTATTGATTGGTCAAAATTATGACCAAACGTTAAATGAGTTACGTTTATTGGAATACTATCTTTTATCGGTTGATTAAATTTTTCACCAAATGTTAAATGTAACACATTTCTTGGAATACTATCTTTTATTGGTTGATTAAAATCCAAACCAAACTTCAAATGAGTTACATTCATTGGAATATTATTTTTTATTGATTGATTAAAATTAGAACCAAATGTTAAATGCGTTACATTCTGAGGAATACTATCTTCTATTGGCTGGTTAAAATTATTACCAAATGTTAAATGAGTTACATTCAGAGGAATACTATCTTTTATTGATTGATCAAAACAACAACCAAATGTTAAATGAGTTACATTCATCGGAATACTGTCTTTAATTGATTGATCAAAACAACTACCAAAAGTTAAATTAGTTACATTCATCGGAATACTGTCTTTAATTGATTGATTAAAATCAAAACCAAACGTTAAATGCGTTACATTCATCGGGATACTATCTTTTATTGATTGATTAAAACGAAAACCAAAAATTAAATTAGTAACATTCATTGGGATACTATCTTTTATTGATTGATTAAAACGAAAACCAAAAATTAAATTAGTAACATTCATCGGGATACTATCTTTTATTGGTTGGTTAAAAAGGCTACCAAATGTTAAATGAGTGACGTTTGTCGGGATACTATCTTTTATTGATTGGTCAAAATCATCAGCGAATATCAAATGGGTAACATATTTCGGAATATTTGTATTTTTCGCTAAAAAATATATAATCTTTGCTCGTTTTGGGTATTTCGATTCTTTCTTTGTTTTTACATTTTCAAAATTATCAAAATATTCTAACAATTCTATCCTTTTTATCGATATCAAATCGACATATCTCATCTTCCGCTTTAATCCATTTAACAGTTTTGTCGTTGATACCAAATTTATTTTTTCACTATCTTTCAAATTTTCACTTATCTTAATGATGATATCTTCGTATAGTGTTAACATCTTTGATAATTGTGATATATATTATGAATCGCGAGAGTTTAATTTTCAATTTTATTATTTGTTGTCAGTTGCATTTAAAAATAATCAACAATATTTGGAATAGTGATCCATATATTTTATCTTTTCAAAACACTATTCCAAATAATCAAAGGTGCACAATATTTGGAATAGTGTTTTGAAAAGATATTTTATCCACGTGCTACCATTACACTTTCATATGTTTTTATAATAATCCATATCATAAATTATCATAATTCTTTTTATTCGCTATCTATTTCATCCTCTACAAACTCAAAATCCCCATTGTCTCATCTGCCCCTTTCCGATTAGTACGCCAAATCTAATCCTCGTCCATATGCTTTTTATTATCCACAAACTCATTACATTCCTCAAAATGTTGGCATATTGAAGTGTATTCAAACATTGATAATTAAATCGTTTATTTACCATATGCATCAGAATTTTTTTCATTAAAAACGTGAATACGCGTATTCTCATTTTTAATTGCTTTCATATGTTCTATATTTGATAACTAAATTGTTGAACGCAAATTCGATTACTAAATTGTAATATCAAACCCAATACGTCATAATCTAAATATTGCCCACAAAATTGACGCAAACACAACAACGCATCCTGAGACATAATGGGCGGCCGACATGTTATTTGTGTGCGATTGTATTGTCCTGATACATAATTATCTCCCCATGAATTCTCCTCGTAACGTCCCCATCGACGAACCTGCCCTATTCCTCTGCTTGTTTCTATCCATAAACCTGTTGTGTTGCGTAATAATGAAATAAATGTTACAATCGTTGCACAGCGACATAATCTGGTACCATTTTCTTCGTTACACACTAAGCTCCTCAAAAAATCATAAGTTCCCGATATGATAGCACCTGCCCATTGGGCATAAAAACGGGTCGGTGTTGATGCTTCTGGATGCATAAATGCACGTAAAGTTCTACAATAGACCGGTATGATTGAATACCCATATCTATTATCGCGTATTACCCATTGAATGAATGCATAGCGACGTATGTATGGACAACCCCGTCGACGTAATTGATTTAATTCTGTCAAAAGATTTTCGAGAGTTGTGATGTTGCTTGTATAATAAGCAATTAGCTGATTTACAGAAGTCATTGTGTATGATGCATAATTATTGAATAGAACTTCCTAACATGGTATTTTTCAATTTTTTATGACTAATAATTTTCGTCAATAACACCCAGCAATTCGAGTGCAACCATTAACGACACAAATCCCATAAAGAATGACAAATTAACGTCGTTTACGGATATTGTAATTTGCACTGTCTCTATCTAAATAAAAAATTTGATTTCTAAATTAACAGACAGTCCTATTGTATTTGATTTTCTTATTACATAATGGATTTACCAAATCAAAAGAACTTACCTTTTTTAGGTCAAACGTTCATTGGTGATGCTGAATTTCCTGCGTGTACTGCGAGCAACTTAACAGTTTGGAATTTAGTCAATAAGTTAATTGACCCACAATTCAAAGAACTAGTCCGACTCGAAGTTTTAAAGATGGGACAAAAGAATAATTTTCCTCTTCAAGGCCATCAATTAAAATCGAAGAATCATATTTTTAATCAAATTGTTAATGAGTTGTTAGAATTCGCTAACACTCCACAAACGGATGAATATGAACCATTGCCAGGCAGTTTCAACGAAGAAGATATTTATTCCCCAAATATTATTGATTGGGCAATATCTTATGATGAACCGGGAATTGCTGAACCATGGTGTCCAATTTTTGACGAGGATCTAAATATTCTTGGGAGAGGTGGAACAGGTTTCTCTGGTATCATATTTGATGGTATCGTTTCACAACGTATGCTTGATGAAATTGGTGAAGGTGGATTTGTGGCTGCGATGATTATTGGCTGCATACATTTGCCAAAGCCAACGAAGACTCTTGAACAAATCGTAATGGACACGTATGTTATTCAATTCGACAACGAAATCGATTTTGGTCTCTTCAATGACGAGGAGGATTTACGAAATTTTATTATGAATAAGATGAGTAACATTCCTACATTAGTGCACGAAAATCCATATTTTAGACGGCAATTATCGGAAGCTTGGCAAAAATTAATTTGGGGACAATATGATAACAACGATGGATGCATTCATACCTACACTAACGATGATATAATCGAAACGACGACACGCTATCATATCATCGACGGAATTTATTATGTTGAATGGATCCGTTATGGTATTTCTAGTCCTCATCGTTTTATTTCTTACGAGTATGATAACGAACTCAAAATTATTAAAGAAATAACTTATAATTGGATGTTTTGATTTTAAACATCTTTTTGTATAACGTCAAGAAAAAGTTGTTGCGTTCAATAATTACCACACGGTTGTCACGCGTGCTAATAACATCTAATTATTATCAAATGTTATTATCAAAAAGTTGTTGTTTAAAATAAATATTGTGAGCGGTGTTATTTTATGATATTGTGTAGTGCGCTGTATCACCAATATTCTCACTAAATATCAATATCGGCCTATCATCGACTCCATTTATTGTGCATATTTACAATGTGTGCAACTGGGTGAGATGAATAAAATATATTTAACTATGATGATAATTAAATATGTTTTGATGAATTTAAGAATACAGTCGTAAAATTGCGCATTATCTAATGTCCCGAACAAACACTTACAACAATATTGATGTTGTTATTGTCAATCGATATTAATCAATTATTTCGATCTCGAAATTTTCAATAAATTTATATTCGGTTTTAATAAATTTAATCAACCTTTCTATATCTTTATTTTCGCTTCGTATCGTTAAATGAGATATTTGAGGTAGAGTTGGCGGAGAACCAATAAAATATTTACGAGAAATAGATATGTGAGTAACAGAAACTGGTATTCTGTCATAAAATGGTTGGGTAAATTGATCACCGAAAAACAAATGGGTTATTCCATCCGGTATGCAATCCTCCACAATATTATTACAAACATCAAAATAACATATTTTATAATGACCGCATTTATAACATTTATGCATCGCATTATCATCTCGTCGTTTTATATCATCTGAATTGATTTTTTTTAATTCACCTTTCGAAATAGATGGAAACGATTTACCATATGATCCTGAAAAATATAAATGCGTCACAGATTTAGGAATTATTAATCTATTTATATAACCAAATTGATTAATTGTTAACGATGATACCGATTCGGGTATTTTAACTTTTTTAGTGAGAAAATCACGAGTGAATTTGAGTTTTTTATCAAATGTAATGTGTGTAACATATTTTGGAAATATATACGTGTTATCAGCACATACATTTGAAAAAATATCGTAATATCGCAAATTTTTGATTTTAGAATTACATACTAATGTATTTATCCGTATTTTTAATTTGATGACATCGAATTGTGTAGATATTGATAAAAATGATATTACCGATTCAGTATCTAAAAATGAACACAAATAGAAAACATCATCTCTAGATAATAAATTCATTATTAATCTTTAATCAATAATTACATGAATTTAATAATTAATAATTCAATTTTTTTATCACCAGCAAATTCATGTTACAAAATTATCTTCGATGATCGATAAAATATTGCCAAATATTTGCAATAAACAGCGGATCTTATATAAAATCTATCAGTGATTTTATTATTCACAAATCAATACATCTTTTATCTTGATTTGTCATTGATACATTCGCATATAACTTTTATCTGCGCTCTACATTTGGGACAATGTTTTTACATATTATTCATATAACGATATATTTTTATCGAACGGACCAGTCGATAGATCCGAATAAGGACATGGAAAATATCAATTTCGATCACAGTATATCGCCAGATGATGAAACCTTCGATTATATTAAGGACTATTGATAACTAAAAACATTTAATTATCAAATAATTCATCACGTGCAACTGTAACAACGATCTGACAACGAATAATACGTTGGTTCCACTCCTCAACATGGTTCTTTTTATTATGACTTGACCAAACAAATCAATTTATCATTCATAGATTGATTTAATTATCTTACAATGGTTTCAAATTCTATTTTACAATCAACAAATTCCCAATTTGGTGTGTACTCTATAAAAATTAACGAGAGGCCGCCATGTATCAATCCATTTTTTGTTAGTATGTTTACCTTATCATCATTATGACCCATACCACTCAATAATTTTATAAGGTTCGGATCCTCAAAAAGCGTAGGCATATTTTTTGCAAATAACATCATATCATGAATCGTCGAATAAAGTCCTCCCGCAGAAGCTGCATAATAGATCTCATCAAATTCTTTTTCCGACAAAAATTTTCCATGTTCATTATACAATCGTACATTTGTTTCTCCGACATTTGTGTTTTTCATTTTTAACGGTTTCAATATATATTTTTTGATAATTTTATGATAATTGTTTATTCCAGTGATTTTTTCAATAACTGCTCCTAATATTATAAAACCTATATTGGAATAAACGAACTCACCTTTTTTATGTTCAAATATCGGATCATTAATAAATAAATTCATCGCCTCTGTAGCATTTTTATGTTTTAGTGTTCTTCTGTCATCATAAAAACGTTTCATTCCTGATTTATGATTCATAACATCCAAAAGTGTTATCTCTGAAAAATTATTGACCGGATTTTCACTTTTAATATATTTTGACAGTTTATCGTTGACACTTAACTCGTTTTTTTCTTGCATTAATAATATGGTTATGTCCATAAATAATTTAGTAATTGATCCTATGCGAAATTCACTATTTTCATCAAGAATATCATCATCTATCGTGTTGATATAATCTCCGCCATCTTTGACTCCTCTATATCGAATCCTTTTCATGTTGGACTTTATAAATATGATATTATCACCTCCTGTTTGTCGTTGCATAGATTTGAATTCGTATTTTACGCCTTTATGTTTATTTCCGTGTTTCATTATATGAACATACCAGATTATAAATTATTCATTTTTTTATTCCAAAATTATATTCAATAGAAACTCTTGTCGCATACAAATTTTAATAAAATATTTCTGAAAGAAGCAGAAAAAGTTGCATCCAATAACCACTCGTGTTGCTGAAGATATTGTTGATCGTGCTTTTATCATGCACAAATATTGACAGCTAATAAAATGTTTCTAAAAGAAGCAGAAAAGAGTTGCATCCAATAACAACGTGTTAGAAAAGATATTGTTCTCATGCGTTGCCATCACTCTCTAATATTCTCAAATTTGTAACTAGAAAAAGCAGAAAGGTTGTTGCATACAATAACTATCATGTTAGAAAAGATATTGTTCCGCACGCTATCATATCATTGACGGAATTTATTATGTTGAATGGATCCGTTATGGTATTTCTAGTCCTCAGCGTTTTATTTCTTACGAGTATGATAACGAACTCAAAATTATTAAAGAAATAACTTATAATTGGATGTTTTGATTTTAAACATCTTTTTGTATAACGTCAAGAGAAAGTTGTTGCGTTCAATAATTACCACACTATTGTGACACACGTGCTAATAACATCTAATTATTATCAAATGTTATTATCAAACGTTTTATTGTATTCCTCATTGCTGCCTAGCACTACTTTTTTAACCCCTTTTTTAACTACGTTTTAAACCAATGAAACGAATATTGATTAATTTTACGAAATTTGCCAATCTTTCATATATATGGAATATAACAACGAAATTTATCACCATAAATACACGTTCGAACACATAGGTGATATGATTGGCGGTAAATCCAATCACGCCATAATTCACATTTCTGGGCTCCAGGATCCGGGAAATTAATGGATGATTAGATTGGATGAAAAATAGAGACAAAAATATATTGTTTGATCAACTGCTTTAGGATCAAAATAAAATTACAAAAGATTTAACGAATGGTTTGACGAAAGTTTTGAATATATCAGAACAAAAAAATTTCATTTCATCATTTGACGATGTATACCAAAATGATGGATATATAATTTTTAATAGTGACGCGATTTATGACAGAATCAGTAAATTATTAAAATAACGTGTTACCATTTTTATGCCAGCGAGGATGATATTTATATGGCGCTAAATAAGTGTTGCGTTCAATAATTATTCGAAGTGTTGGCTCTAGATATTAGAGATCGTGCTCTTATCATATACAAATATTAATAACCAACAAAATGTAAAAGAAGCAGAAAAGAGTTGCATACAATACCACAAGTGTTATGGCAGATATTGTTCTACGCTCTGTTTTACCCCCAATTTTTAATTACATACAATCATCAAATGTTATCCTTCACCTAATTCTTAAAACATCTTTTGTGCTATGTAATTAACTCCTACATCTGTTAAAAAATATTATCACAGCTAAGATATCCTATTCTGGTAATAAAATATTTTAGTTATCGTCCATTGGAACTAACATAATAATAATTAAATATTTTTAATAATATTTCTGTTGAAGCCAATTTAAATCTATAGATTTTACTGTCTCAGGGATACAATTAAAACCTTTTGGTGGCATTGGATATTGCGGTCTCGAAAATTTCATTATAATTTTTTTTTGAAAATCAATCGGAAACGGTGACCCAATTATTTGGTCTATTAATATCCTAAAATTTTCATCTATCTTTGACAGATTATCGGTTAATCTCCAGCAAGGATGAGTATCGAAAATAAATAACATTGTTTCGTCGTACGGTATCTCCTTGCATTTATCTAAATAACTTATTATTGATTCTCCAATCATATGGCGAACGCATTCGCGGATGACATCGGAACTTGCCGCCAAATATTGCAAGAATTTAATTATCTCTATATGTTCTAATAAACTATCTGATGTCTCATATATTCCTCCTGCAATTTGAAATGCTTTCGTTACGTTTTCTTGGGATATATCCCACTCTATTGGAGGCATTATGTCTGTTTTGCAATCTGCCAGCAATTGAAATATATCCATTTTCTCTAAAAGATTTTTGTGTAAGTTGTATGTAACTCCATTTACAACAATTTGTAACCTATCGGAATTTAGCATTTTATTTAACGTTATAAACGTATAGATCCTTCTAATATTATTTTTTTCATTTTTTTTTCATTTATATCCACAATCGATGGTATCATGTTAGCTTAGAAAGATCTATCTCAAAAAATGGCAAATTAACTACAAAAAAGTATTTAATAATTATTGACAGTATTAGATTTAGATATTGTTCTACGCGTACTGCCATTACTAATATTATTACTAACCATAATTTCTCACTATCGCTAAAAAAATTGATTTTATCTCAGGGAACCCCATAATATTAGTATCATATCAAAAACAACATGGAATATCTTTTGGCTATCAAATCTTACTGCATTGATCGATTCCCTCTTAAAAAATTTTTATCGCTGCAGCGTTTCTTTTTGTTCTCACCCACGTTCAAATCGTAACAGTCACCACGACTACGATCACGCATTTTAAACCAGAAATAGAAAGTTCTTAATCTGATTTCAGAAAATTCGTTATTTTAATAAATTTTCTGTTTTTTAATGGATTGCTTCTCAGATTGCTTCGAATCGAGAGTATGTCTATCCGTTTCCAACACTTTACAAATATTGATTATCAATATTTTATGAAATAGAAGTCCCCAGGATTTTTTGAATATAGGCACAATGTTGGGTTACTTGATAATTTTATTTATCAGCAAAAATTTATAAATCAGAGTAGAATATCTAACAATTTTTTAATTTGTTACATACATTACGTGATTAACAAAAAAATTGAAAATTATTACACCAGCAACATCAATGATCCTTGACATTATCAAAAATGCTCTCCAGAATCCCTCGCACGACTTCAAGATTAGGACTTCGCTTCCAAAGTACTCGAAACACAAAATTTTTTGATCGTTTCAAGTTGCCACAAATGGCATATGTTGCGGTTGGCACAATAGTTCCTCTTTGCCTGGGGGGTAAATTATGTCATGTCGCTGTAACTCTCGGGCCAGAGCAAATTTATGTAGCTTTCATTCCTACTTTGTTGACTGTCGTTCTCCCCGTCTATAGCGCTTTGGGATTCCTGGTGGTTTTCAAAACAATTCAAGAATGTATTTCGGATTTAAAAAAATATGAATTCACTAATTTTGAAGTGATGTGTAAATCTGCTTGGTGTGCTACAAAAACAGTTGGTTTATTATTATACACGAGCTTTTTCGTGATTTTAGGTGTTTTTTGCGCATGCGAAGCATATACTATTTTTTACGATTTGCCGCCAAAAAATTTGCCCCCGTTTTAAATATTTATAATTAAATTTTTTTTCTTATTAATATTTTACGTCGGTGTACAAATTTTGTTAAATAGTAAAAGATGCAGGGATAAAAGTGTTGTATCCAATAATCGCCCGTGTTTAGAAAAGATATCATAGATCGCACTTTTATCATGCACAAATATTGTTAACCAATAAGAGTGCGTGATTTTCTTGTTCTTAATCACATTGAAAATCAATTCCACCACAAGTATCTCCACTTACGCAGAAAAAACAGGAATGTTAACGTTTTTGTCCTACAAGATGGCAAGTGGCTCATGCCAAACAAATCTTTCTTAAATCACCAAGATTTTCTCTCATTTCTTCATACTGACATTTGAACGAAAAAATTTTTTTTATTCAAATTTTATTAAAGGAATATCATTTTTTTGACACCATATTCAATATGCCTGCACTTACTAAGATAACGTTCAAGAATCGAAACGTCGCTCCCGATGACGACCATATTCAATATGCCTGCACTTACTAAGATAACTTTCAAGAATCGAAACGTCACTCATAATGGTGACCATGTCCGCATTTGCATAATTTAAATTTTTATTTTCAGATATTGTAACACTATCACTCTATATCTGACAAAAAAAATTAAAATCTATTTTATTAGGTAGTTCCATTGATATATTGTACATGTATCAAATCACAACATGAACTCTAACGTTTCCTTTGAACAAATGATTCAAATTACTCAGGAATTGAAAAAAAAGAAGAAATATCATGATTCTCTTCTGAACAAACCTGGTACTGATGCTGAAAGGCAACAACTTAACCAACAAATGCAAGATTTGTTGGCTTCTATGAAAAAATAATTAAAATTATTTTTTTATTTAACATTGTGTTATGGTGCAAGAAACCATATCTTCTACTAACGCTTCCCCGACCACAGGGTATGCTTAAAATAGATAAGTTATATTGTTCATATGCGCTAATAAGATACATCTAATTATTAAGTTTTTATGGCGCAAAAAATGATTCGGTAAAGAAACTCTGATATTTATTTCTTTTTAGCTATGTTGCTAAAAAAATGATTTTTTTTAATTTAGGAACTTCCATCATTCTTACTTATTATCATTTACAAATGACAAAACAATTACCTCGATTTGCATTACTTGAACCTTTGTCCTCGTCTGAAACAGCTCAACTTTGTATCCCTCAATTTGGATTACTTGAACCGTTGTCCTCATCTGAAACGACTCAACTTTGTTTGCCTCGATTTGCAGAGCTTGAACAGTACACTAATATTTTGACGGATCCTATTCTTCTCATTGAAAGAGTCGAGAGTGAAGAAGATGCTATTGAGAAAATCAATGCAATTTTTTCAGCTTTTGGTAAAGAGAAACACGTTGACTTTGAAGGTTTGGAGTGCGATCCGGCACGAAATGATCTTCAAAAAGTTAAAGCTGCTTTTCCTGACCACATCGTAACTCTGCGCGAATGGGGCCATAGCATCCGATTTTATTAAATTTATATCCAAAAAATGGCAGCTGCTTAAATGTATAAAAGGATGCAGAAATATCTCCAATAATACCGCTAGTGTTGCTGAAGATATCGTTCACGCGTGCTAATAACATCTAATTATTATTAATTGTTATCAGAATCATTTCCTTTACATATTCAATTTTCCCGTAAATATCGACCTTGCCAGCATCTTTGTATGAACAAAGATTAACACATTCGATATATCTGGCGATATCGAACTCGGATCAGATTTTTTTGAGCACTGATGCAATATCTCACTGCTTGATAATTTTATTTATCAGCAAAATTTTTTGAATCAGAATAGTATATGTCCCCATTTATGGTTTTTGATGCGTCTTATGTGTATATTAAATCCTTTGTTATGATTTTATTGATTAACCCCATTTTATTTAAAGGCTATCATACATAATAAAATTAAAAATGAATGACACAACTATCGACATCGTTACCAAAACATTCATCCTGGTTAACAAAAAAATGTGTATTACAAGACAAACATCAGACGAATATGGTTTTATAGATGAAGCCGTTGATAATAATTGTGGCGATTATACAGTTAAATGCGGTATTTATACATTGAATTTAGCACAAACTCATATATATGAAGACATATATTCAATAATTTCAACATGTGCCTTGACAGAAATGCACGATTTTTTATATTCATTAGTTCCACATTCAACAAATTGGATATTTTCACAAAATGTAGGAAGAATTGATCTACCGATACATGTAAATACATTGCCGCACGTTAAGATGGCGATAAAATATATCGAAAATAAAATAAGATAAAATTATTATCATTTCATTCAATTATTTTAACGTGTTATTCACGCGTGCCAATAACATCTAATTATTATTAAATGTTATTACGAAACATGATCTAGTCCAAATCATTCAATAAAAATCCGTTCCCAACCAATTTAAAATCGTAAGAACCATTCTTTTGTTTCACAGATCGCAAATTCCCGAGCATGGGATGGCAAGTTCAACATTTGCTAATTATTATCATCACTTTGCACATTGACTTATCTAAACGTCAAATTTTCCGCATTATATTGTACACAACAATCACTTTTCACTATTATTGATATTATAAATCGGTTACGTTGGCGGTAATTCCAATGGCAATAATGTGTAAAAGAAGCAGAAAAGTGTTGCATCCAATAATTGTGAATAATGTTAAAAAATGATACTAAATTTTCATCATAAACATATCTTTCACATCTATGACAAACAATTCTCAAAAGAAACCATCTAAGTCCATTTATTAAAAATATTTTATAACAGTAATGATCATTAACAAACAAATATTTAACAAGAAAATTGGCAATAACGATGATCTTCAAGCACTATGTGAGCAGTACAAAAACATAAAATTTCATATATCATCTAAATCAATTCGCAAATTAAAAACTGTTAAACAAAATAATATAATTTTTAAACCTAATGGACTTTGGTTTGGTATCGGATGCGTCTGGTTTGATTTTTTAATTAATGATATGGGACATGATCCATGTTGTTATATTTATCAAGTTATTATAAATGATAATGTTAAAAAAATAAAATCAGTCGAAGAGATGTATGATTTTGGTAATGAAATTATTAATGGCAACAATGTAAGAGTGTACATCGATATGAAAACACGAAAAGATGATCCAAATTTTGATTTTGATTCCGGAAACGAAAAATTCCTAGAACTAAAAAAAAATAACAATACAAGATCTCACGTTGATATGGCATTTAACGTGAATATATTTTGGGGCCTCGTCGCGCAAAAATATAACGGCATAGAAATTGATGTAACAACCAATGAATGGTACAAGGATGGTAGATTACATAATCAATGGTTTATGACATGGGATATTCCGAGTGGTACAATTTGGAAATTTGATAATATAATTGTCAAATTAATATTTCATAAAAAAAATGATATTTGGTATCAAGTTAATGATATTATACAAAATGTCAAATATGAATTTACCAAAAAATAATGTCAAATATGAATCCACAAAAAATCGGCGCATTTTTTTCATTGATGTGTTAATTTATTTACGATGTCTCAAAAACAGAATGTTGTATGTAACAATTTGAACCAGTGTTATTTGATGATATTGTTCATCGCGCTATCCACACAATATAAAAATAATTCTTCTTCATAAATCATATGTTGCAACGTCAACCTGAAACTTTACAACGTATTCGCTGTATCAGAATATTACGCAGTTTCCTACAAGAAATGCAATCACAACTTACTACATATCCCAAGTGTTTAGAGTTCACCTATTTTGAAAGCTATATCAACTCCTTAAAAAATGCCAATTTTCACATCGACATCTATCATTTTGGTACTAATTTTGAATCAAATACGGCTGAATTTTTGAAAAAAATCGATGAGTACTGTGATATACCATCAGGAGCATCTGATGCTCATTCCAACATGGATAATATTGATGCGTTATGTACAGCTATTTCTTCATCAACTATTCGTTAAATATTGAGCACAGTGCGGTTGACAATATCTAAAACAAACACATCACAATATTGATAATTAAAATTTTTATTTATCAACATTTTTATTCGTTTTGGATTTTATACATTGCTTCTGATTTTGTCATCAATTCAAACATTGATATATCATATTCCGATTTTCCATCCAAACTTTTTATTTTTATCATCCCACTCTGTTCATCATATATTAACACTTTTTTCTCAACATATACACCCGAATCCAATTCAGCATATTTGATTTTGTTATCTTTAAACAATCTCTTCATCAAATTCATATAAAATTTCTTTCTGTAATCTCCGGTGTATCCATATGTTGTTTGCCCATGCCAATTATTTGATCCGTTTCGGGATGATAAACTTCCATCGTATTTCGTAATTACGGTCCAATCGCCGTTGCTTTGTTGAACAAACGTATGTTTTCTGTTTTTGCACTTGAAAGTTATTACTGGACCATCCATTTTTATGTTATCATCATGTTCTATCAACGTTGTCACTAAATCGTTCCTTAATTTTTTTAATAATGTGTCAACCGATAAAACTTTAATGTTTTCCATCTTTGTTTTATTATACTTAACTCATACTGCCTGAGTGTTTTTTTTTCAATTTTTTTGACTATCGATAAATTAACAAATCAAAAAATAGCATGATCTTATTGATGTCGACAATTTATTGATCCTGTGTGGTCGTTATCAGTTAAATTGATACAATTGCTAGGGGATATATATTTCGTTTTTTTAATAAAACCTTTTTAGTCAATAAATTTTACATTAACATCCATCAAATAATCTTCGATACCCAAATACTTATTGTAAATGTTTGTGCATTATTATGACGATATGTTATACTATGCGTGCAACAATATTGATAATCAAAACATTTACTTATCAATATTACTCTCTTCATTATTGTCAACTTAACCGGACTCAATCATTTTTTTCTTTTTCACTCAACCGGCGATACATATATCCATCATTACTACACATGTAAACTACTATAAAAAATGTCAATAGCATAAAGATCAAATAGAACATGGGATTATATGAACAAGAAAATAGCCAAATAACTCCGAACAATCCTAATCCTACAATGCACGTACATGTAACAGTTCCAAAAATACATGAATCTATTATCAATGCACATATTTTGTTATTTATTATTCCAATTGATTCAGTTATAACCATATATTTTTTCATGTTCGCAACACCATAACATGAACTTATAAAACACCATGTCGCACCAGCATTCAATATTGATTGATTATCCCGTTGTTTAGCTTCTCGCCGTAGCCTATCACATATTTTACTGTTCTCGTCCCAATCTATTTTGGTGCGTATGTTACGTGTCGTATGAAAATGACGAAGATATTTTAGTGGTCCAACTATTTTCGTAACAAACATATTTACTTAACGATAATTATGTGAATACATATATCTCTCAATTTGTCAATTTTTTTAACAGGCAATGTTGTTTATTAATATTCGCTGCAACTAGAATGTAAAAGAAGCAGAAAAGAGTTGCATCCAATAACCACTTATGTTGCTAAAGATATTGTTCGTACGCGTTAATAACATCTAATTATTGTTACATTTGACAATCAAAAATTTCACTCAATCACTTTGTTTTTCAATGTCCCCTAATTTTCCTTACTAATTCGAACGAATACAATCAGGATTACTCAACTATTTTCTTTTGTTCATTAAAATAGGATAAGGATAATATATAAATCTCATAATCTCTTTTTTGGACAAAAAAGGATAATGCACATATATAAATCTCGTAAAAATGTGCGGTGCCAAAAGTAAAAAACTCACTTTCAAAATTTTCTTTTTTCAAATCATTGATTTCGAATTGATCCGATCCTAAGAGTCCGGATCTGATAAATAGGATACACTGGCGTCAGATTTATGGGCGTTAAGAGTCCATATTTTTGCAGAAAAAAAACTAAAATATCAGCGAAGCAGAAAGGGATTCGCCCAATAATGTAAGAGAGAGACCATATCTTTACCAACACTTCACATATTGATAACTAAATTTATTTACTTATCAATGTTCACATCGTAATTCTTCATAGATCTGCACAATGTTATGCACAAATAGTACGACTGCACCGCAAACCCCTCCAAATAATATGATACCCAATAAAACTAATATGCCCCCTTGCTCTCTACATATGTCAGAATGTGTTTCGCCACATGTTAGTAAATCGACGCAGACATTGTGTTTAGAACAAATAGTAGTATTCCCGCCGACTGCTTTGGTCAATAGCGCATATTGGGTTGCAACTGTTGGTGCGATTAACGCAACGAAATAGATAAACAAACAGAGACAACAAAAATGATAGGGATTCGGATAACATACTGTTGAGTGTCTTCTCGTAGGATACATCGGATTATTATCTATTGGTGACAATGGATTGATGTGGGTGATATATGATCAATTTTTTTATGACGAAATTAAGATCATTCATTAGCTGGAGATTTGCGTGTGAATTCAATTAACCCTTGAAATTGTGCACAATGGGACTGCCAAGATTATTTATTGGAAGGTTTGTGTGAATTCAATAGATCGTTAGATATGAACGCAATGTGACTGCCAATAAATTTGATGTCCGGCTACATCAGACTACCGGAAAAAAAACTTACACATTTTTTGTTTGGTAAAAATTTATTGTGGCGAAGTGTTTATGATCTGAACATAAATTTGCAATCATAAAATGTTCCCGACAATTAATTTGCCGTGATGAGTGCGCGTTCATTCAATGTTCTATTGAATAGATGTACAATGTTGCGATCTGAAATCAGATTTGCGTGTTCATTCAATGTTCTATTGAATATATGTGCAATATTGTGTTCGGAACATTTGATAACTGAAAATATTTAATTATCAAGCAACAACATCTGATCAACATGATTCCCATAAAATATTGAAATAAAAAATATCTATTGATCAACATTTACATGTCCTTTAACATCATAATGCTCAACCCCGACATTGACACCATCATCTTCAATGGCCTTTCAATAACAGACAAACGATCCTATCTCCGTACGTGCAAAACAATTAACCTCCTCTCCATTCAAATGCCAGAACTAGAAGCAAGATTCCATAGGATGCTAAATGATATTAATTTCGTTTATGGTCCCTACTACTCAGGTTTTACCTATCCTCTCTATAAGTTCACTATCGAACTGATATTCGATAACCATCCAATCCCTGACAAATACATCATCCCTGAAAACAGAATACTGTATCAGTATCCTGAGATATATAAAATACTTGTAGAACGAGGATACACTCCTACGGTCATTAAGATGTTGAACTTGAATCGTAACGGCTCTCATAAGGGGAACATTGATTTGGCAATGTTTGGTGCAGCCAAAGTTGGAAACATAAAATTCTTGAGATATTTGCGCAAACGCGGCTATTCATTTGGTAGGATGTCAACTAGCGCCGCAGCCAAAGCTGGAGATCTTAAAACTCTGAAATGGTTAATTAAGTATGGCGCCGAACTAGATGATTCGATAGTGACGTTAGCTGCGATAGGCGGTCACATAAAGGTCCTCAAGTATTTAATTATCGACAAAGAATGTAGCATTGAAGACGCAAGTTACTATGCCGCAGAGGAGGGAAAATTCGAAACTGTCAAATATCTCCACTCCGTTTATCCGGAATCGTTGGTTCATGCGATCCCTGGTGCAGCAAGCGGCGGCCATATAGAGATATTGAAGTTCGCTTTCAGTCATGGCTACGATGTGCTAGGATCCTTTTGGAGCGAACATATTCATATCTGGAAATGGCTAATCGAAAACAACCATTTCAAATACAATATTGAAACGATTCAGAATATTGCTTGGAGTGGAAATCTGGAATCATTGCAGTATATCCATTCAAAAGGGTTTAATGTCATTGATACGAGAGTGTTTGAGCGAGCTATATACGGCAAAAATATTGAGATGGTCAGATGGTTAGATGACATGAAATGCGATAAAAAATCTCAAGAAGAAATATTCTCCGCTGCACTAGAAACGCCACCAGTAAAAAGTGGCGGATATACGACTGGTGGATCGTTACCGATTTTGAAGTTGTTAGTAAATTGGGGATATGATTTGATTAATAGTAGTTGCATTTTACCAGCGTATTATGGTGATCTTGATATATTGCAATATCAATACGCACATGGTTGCAAATTGGACAAAAAAGTTATCAATTATGCAGCAACGAATGGCCACTTGCATATCATTATTTGGTGCCGAAAACAGGGATGTGATTGGGACACTAAAGCGTGTCAAAATACTGTATTTTGGAATCATTTGAACGTTTTGAAATGGTTACGCGGAGTGGATCGAGACAAGTGTGGATTGGAATCAGACGAGACAGAAATATGTCCATGGGATGATAATATATTCTTATCGGCTATTCAAACTGATAGTATCGATATATTAGCCTTTGCATTATCTAATGGATGCGAATTCACCCCTAGATGTTATGAAGCTGTCATTAAATCAGGGAATACCGATATGATCAATTGTGTGACCAAACATTACAATATATAATCGATGGTAATATAATACTACCACCTCAAATATTGAAATGATAATATTTATCCATCAAATTCTCTCAATAGCAATCGGCAATTATCAAACGAACGACCTATGTGCTGTAAAACGCGTTATCATTAATTATTAAATTTTTTACTTATCAATGTCCAAAATTTCACAACTAAAAACAGAAAAGAGTTGCGTCCAATAATAACATCAGAAAAACTCGGGCCATCATCGTATATAAATATTTTTTAAAAAAAGTGTAGCGTCCCAATAATATTAATAACATACATTTATCATTGTATGTTATTATACTGAACACGAAATGAATCGGGAATTTTTCTGGAGGGGTCAAAATAATGTCAGACCTCTAGGGCGTTAAGAGTCCAAAAATCGAAAATGAAAAAGGGTTAAGGAAAAGATATAAATATCGTAAATAGTTTTTTGTCCAAAAAGAGGATAAGGTAAATATGTAAATATCGCAAAAATGTGCCGTGCCAAAAGTAAAAAACTCACTTTCAAAATTTGGATTTTCCAGATCTACGATTTCCAATCGGTTCGATCTTAAGTGTCCAATTCTGTCATTTAAGCGTCCAAATTGGTTGATTAAGCGTCCAAATTTGTTAAATAAGATACGCCAACGTTAGATTTATGGGAGCTAAGAATCCAAATTTCGCAACTAAATGTAGAAGCAGAAAAGAGTTGCATCCAATAACCATCGTGTTAGAGAAGATATCGTTCATACGCGCTAATAACATCCAATTAAATATTATCACGATCATAAAATGACACGAAAGAATTTCTTCCAATATCAACAGACATTTCTCATTTTAATCAAATCAACTTGTCATCATAAATTGATTCGATTTTCACCTCAACGCTAACTTCTATGCATATAATTCTTGGCGGCGATACATGGAATTTCATCAACCAATTCATCGCAAAGACACATTATCTTCAACTTTAATTAGGTTAATTCCTCGATGTATTTGAAGAACAAAAAAATAGTCAGATAATTGATAACAGACGCATGTGGATTATTTATTCAAATCATATAAAGCTGATTCCGCAAATAACTTCCGAATTACATCATCCAATTGCGCAAATTGGAAATTGGATTTGAATGGTAAAGTTGCTTTGGTTAAAAATGACATATTTGTTTTTAGAAACTCAATTATGTCAAAAAGGGCGAAAGTAAAAGTGCTGTTACTTAGGGTCTAAACTCTGTCATTGATAAATATCGAATTTAAATTAGTACGCTGTCCCATTTTGCATTTTTTCTGGAAAAGATGGAATCTGCATTCACATTCCTTATCTCAAAAAAAAGAATATCAGATTCGCTGATGGCATCAAACAGATAAATATTTCTGTTTTGAACAGATTGCTATGCTTCTGTCATGCACAGAAATGATCGCCCGTACAAACACAGCTCCACACGATTTTGTTTATTTAAAAAGTACATCAGTATCATAAGATATCATGAAAACACAATCCTGTTACATATCTGACAAAAGTAAAAAGATAATCTTAGAGAGACAAAACCATAGATGCGCCAATAATCCCGATGTTAACTTATTTCGTATAGGTGACTTTTCTTGTCCATTATGGGAAAGCACTCGACGTGGGGTATTCACCGATCCGCTTTATGAGATAGATCATGTCATCGAATTTAGTTTAACAAGTGATAACAATATCGAAAATTTACAGGCATTATGCAGTTATTGTCACTCCTTTAAAACAAAATCTTTTCGGAAAGAACTTTCCTTGGCGAGAAAGAAAGGAATCATTGGTGACTACGACGGTACAACTAAAGTTGTTAGCAAAAAGAAGCTGGCAAATGAAAATTCTAACACATCGGGTTCAGACGAAGACTTTTCTGACATCGAAAGTTCAACATCATATGAAGACTCTGCCGATAATTTTTCTGACCTCGATCGTTCTACTTCACATGAAGATTCTGTCGATAATTTTTCTGACATAGAAAGTTCAGACACTGAATGCAATGTTAATAAACCAGCCAGAAAAAAAAATGTATGTCCGAAATGCGGCGTCACTTTAGGATCAAGATCCAGTTATCATTATCATATACGTCGTGACGATTGCACCACAAAAGTCCGTGGAAATTTAGGAAAACGTAGAAATGGCGAAAAGGTACAAAAAAAAGTAACATGTAATGTCTGCAATAAAGAATATGATAAGGGTAATTATGTACGTCATCTCAAGACAGACAAACATATAGAGAATCTTGCGATTTATAACAAGAATGATTCGATCGATGGTAGCAAAAATACGATCAATGGCGATCGTGGTCAAATTAACCTTGACAATAGTGTTCATACCAATATCGATAAAAGTGTCAGCAATCACATAGTTAACAATACTTATTTAGTTCCTTATCTGTTTTATGATATTAACGATTTGACAACAGTTTAGTATCCTTATGTATAATATTGAAAATCATCTTAAAATTAAACTGGCAATCGAAGAGTATTGCAATAATAACCCGTACAAAGCTTATCTATTTACCGATCTTATCAAACGACTCGTACATTTGACGGATAAAAACACACATGCAACAATGGGATGTACTGATAACGATGCCAATATTTCTAGTGATGAGATGAATGAACCAATAGATTGGGATGCAAAATCAACACGGCGCACTGATAGACCAAATCGTCCCGTTTATAAAGATGAAGGTATCCAAATTAACTCCTGTTTCGTTTTTCCTAATCTAGAAAAAACGAAACGCTGATGATTTCCTTTCGTGAAATAACTTAGCATTTCCAAAGTGGCAGACTGTCGTCCATCCTATTTCCG